CTAACATAATGATAGTACCAAGTTCATCTACTAAGATGTCTGCAATCTGATTGTTGACAATGTTATATCCAATCTGATATGGTTTCATTAAGTCAAGTAATGCAGTTGACTTGGTATTCCTATCTGAAAATACAGCACCTTCCACTGGTAACTTACAGCCGTATAAGCTATTATCTCCTTTAAACTGAAACTTTAATGGTCCTATATGGTTCTTTTCTATACCTATGTATATAGGTGAAAATCCACCGGGATTATTCATACCCCAGAATGATGGGATATTAGGTCCAATTTTTACACCGCCCCATACTTCATTAATCCAGATCCAATCAATATGTTCTCCAAAGATTAGGTTATCTTTAGTTTTATTTTTCATTAACCTAGTATCATAAATAGGCTTATCATCTATTTTATAATCTTCAGTTACTATTTCATTAATAACTTCACCATTATCTGATACTTTAGTTAAGTGTCCAACTTTACGCTGTGACTTCCAGTATCCAGTTGTTACTCTTAATAAATATGCAGTACCTTGATCAAAGTAATCTTCACCTTCAGAAAGAATCTGATTAATAATATCTCCACCATCCATTATGGTTCCAGATCTCATAGTAGTATACTGTCTATATGCTAATGAAGGCATGTTAACATTCCACTCATGAGATTTAGTCCCATCATAGTAGGTACCATCATTTTGATAACCACCAATGATGTATCCTGCAGATCTAATTGGATAAACATTTTCTAGTGCTTCTAGCTGCTCTTGTGTCATTATGTACCCATAACGATCAATTACATCAGCAACAGTTAGCATATCTATTTTACCTACCCAGTTACCTTGTGAAATATATCTAGCATCCGGAGACTTATGATAAAATGTAATAGGAGGATTCCAAAGTTCTACTTCATAGTCATCTTCCATCATACGGAAATGCCAGAACTCTCTATCTGTAATAAGCATATCACGGAAACCTCTTTCTTCAAGCTCATCCATTTTAAATCTCTCAACATCTATTTTATGTTGATGAATTGCCCATTGTTCTGCCATTGATCTATAATCTTTTTTAAAGAAAGATTCAATCTCTGGTAACTTTTTTAATGCATCTGGTGCAAGTTGTTGTTGAGCTTCTTCTGATTCAGGATCTAATCCTTGTTCCATTAGTGCCGCAGATATTTTTACTTGTGCATCTGCTAAAAGAACTTCTTCTACAGCAGCTCTTTTTTGTTCAATCATCTCATTGTATGAGTATTCATCAACTGCTCTATAAACAAGTTTAGTTGATCTTTTTGCAAATTCAGCTACTAGAACATTAATTACATTTGGAATAATTGGATAAAACTTTAGCTCAAGTGCTGATGCATCTTCTTTAGTTAGTACCTCTACAATATCTCTGTACTCATTATCTTCTTCAACTATATAATCAGTTCTATCAATAATACCTTTTGCAAGTTTATAATTTTTCATTATCCTGCGGGCATTTCTCCGGATTTGTTTTAATCCGTTCCATTCTAACCAGTCAAGATTCCATGCAGCCCACTCATCATCTTTTGCTTCTTTAGTCAAAAATTGTAATGGTTGAGTAATACTACCCATCCTATTATGAGAAACTTTTTTACCTTTTTTTGCTTCTAATGCGTTTATAATTTGCATATCATTTATTTAAGATTCTTAAATGGGGATCTTTTAAATCCCTGTCCTCCAGAATAAAAAGATTTACCCATATGCCGGAACGGACTACTCTTTAATTTAAACAAATTTTCTGACTTTTGCAAGTTTTTAGCTGCATCATCCATTATTGTTCTTCTAGTATATCCTCTATTTGATTGCTGTATTTTCATAAATGCAACAAGTGCACAGAATGAAACAAGTCTATCCACATTGACTCCATCAGCATAGGCTCTCATTTCTTTAAGTAGCATTGGGTCAGGTATTCTTTCTATACCGTATTTAGTTCTAACTATAGTACCATCTGTTTTAGTTTCAACATCAAGCTCTTCTTTAGTATATTCTATAGCATAACTAAGAAGATGTGATTTGAATAATGTACCGGTATTTTTCCAACCATACTCTTGAAATACATTAGCATTAGCACCAAGATCCTTCAAGAACATAATCTGACTCTTAGGTACAAGATATCTTTGTTTCTTTCTAGATATCATATATTGAATGAAAAGTGATATGTTATTTTCAATTAAAGCCCATGCATTATACCATTCTATTATTAACTCCAATTTTTGATGTGTTTTATTTATATCATCAAATCTACCACACCATGCTGCTACTATTTTACTTTGTTCTATATAAGTTTCTGTTTCTGTTCCAGATATTTTAGTTACTTCAACTGGAGCTTTCATTACATATATAGAACATAATGATTCTGAAGTAGTTGTGCGTCCTTCAGATACAGGGTCAATAGATGCATAATACATTCCAAATGTAGGATCTTTAACAGGTCTTTCCCATACTACAAGACAACCTGTTTTATCTTCTGTTTTTTTATCTACAGGAAAATCTCTTATAGGGAGTTTATTAGTTGGTACTACTTTAGGTTTTCCTGTTTCATCTGTAGATATATCTAAAAACTCATATGCATATTCTTTATCTTCTATTCTTCTTTCCTGAGCTGTAACAAGATGAGTTGGAAACACAGATACTGTTCTATGAGCAAAGGCTTCTTCTATATTTCTTGGATGCTGTGATATTCTTAACTGATAAGTCTCTGGATCTAGTTCTTTTTTCCATACTTCAAATTGTCTGTCTAAAGCTTCTAAAGCTTCAGCAACAAGTGAATTACCATACTTATCTATATAAGGTGGCATAGACCACTGTTCTGGAATAAATAAACCAGATAAACCAATAGTACCTTTAGAGTCAATAAGATTTGATTCTACTGAATATACATCATTATCTAATGGTTTAACTATCATTTTTCTTAAAGGCTCACACTGAGATAAGTCACCCACAGATCCTGCAGCTATAAACATACCTGTAGTAATCAAACCAGATCTCATGGCTGGTCTCATATACTCATAGGTCTGATCCATCTTAGGAGCAATCCCTGCCTCCTCATGAAAGAAGTATTTAACTGGACCCCCTACACCATTTGTAGGATCTTTCTCAAATGACATACCTTGTATAGTACCTTTAAGACCTACTTCAGCTTTTCTATTTCCTTTTCTGACTTCAATCTTTTGTTGCCACATCATTACTTTATCCGGTGACATAGGTCTATACCATGCAGTGTGTTCATTTAAGAATGCAGCATATTCCTGTAAGAATTTCCAAGAACCTTTTTCATTTATGTAATCTTTAAGACTTGCACCTACTTTAAGAGTAACACCTGCCTCAAACCATTGCTGGTTAATAAGCTTACCCATATGGTAGTAAGAAGATGCTATCTGACGTTTCTTTAAAATAGCTACATGTTTATAGTTTAGTTCTGCTAACAGTTCATATAATGCCATATGATACTGAGCATCCCGGATATCAGCAAAACCAAACTGTTGTATCTCTTTGTTAAAGATAGGTAAGAAGTTGAGCCACATGTAGTATTCTCTAGCTAAGAACCAAGCTTTGGTCCCATGCTTAATTAGAACACCTTTTCTACATTTAGCTTTTTGATCATCCCAATATTCTATAAAGTCTTTAGATTTAAAAGGAGCTGTGGTGTATATACCCAGTTTTCTGAACTTGTTTGATTCAGCTACAAATAACTCTGTACTAACTTCATCAAACTCATACTGACCAGGTTCTTTAAATATAGTACGGAGATATGTAGCAAATTCTTCTCTACTATCAAAAGATATGGTAGTCCAAGTACCATTATCCCAAGTTGGTATGTCTTCAAAGATATGACTCATAGTTATTGATCATATGCCATACCAATTCCGCCTCTAACTTTGCTTTGTTGTTCATCTTGTAGATCTTTGTATACACCCTTAAAGGATTGTCTAATACCATCAAAGTCTTTTGCTAATGCTCTTATCTGAGCTATGTTACCATCTTTACCATCAGTAATCTGTGCAGTAGCTAGGTAATTAGATATTCTGTCTAGTGCTTTCTGCATACCCCCGTACGCGCGTGAGGTTGGAGTTTCATATAGTTTCTCACAGAATCTTAATGCATTGTATATTTCAGTGTCTTCTGTAGAGAACTCTCCTTCTATCTCCCGCATGATCAAGCTTTCTTTTTCTACATATGGTGTATGAAAGAAAGGGTTCATATCTGGATCCGGACATGTCATATAAAATAGATACTGATATATTTTAAGATAGTCATCTGGATAATCATCCATTATATCTTTAAGAGACTTCAGTGTATAACAGTGCTCAGTAGGAACAACTGTTTTATTCTGTACATCAAATAGTTTAATCAGCATTGTTATTTCTTTTTAATTTTTGCTTTGTTATCATGAATGTAGTGAATAATAGCATGTACTTCATCCACTAAGTAAGGTATTTCCATTGGTATTACTTCTTTTACTATAGGATCTCCGTTATCATCTAGTTTGGCAATAGGATATCCCCACTGATCTTCTTTCTCTACTTCAAAGGTTATGTGGTGTATAAATATACTTCCGGGTCTCAGTTTAGGATTATGCTTCAATATAATATACATATAAATGCTGAGCTGTAAAGCATAATGATAAAAGTTACAGTCATCTAAGTTATTTACTGGATGAGCCATCTTATCAGATATACCCTCCCAGTTTACATATGACTCTTTCTTTATCTCCTTATTAGTTTTGTAGTCAATGATGTTTACTTTACCATTGACTACTTCCACTAAATCTGATTGACCGCAGATACCGGCTGATCTCAAATAGACCATATGTTCTGGATACACGCCTGGTTCTAGCTTTTGTGGCGGAGCTACTTTAACACCTTCTTTAACCTCTGCAGGTTTAAATACAGGTATAGTAGTTCCTTCTACACTTAATGATGCTAATGCACACAAGTCAGATTCTCTTTGATTATGATACCATGTACCAAGTGTTGTAGACCTAGTAGATTCATTGTTCCAGATTTCCTGAATAATCTTAGGATCTACTCCAGCCCATTTAGACTTCTTACTCTTGCTTACTTTTTCTGCTACTGCTTTAGCATCAAAAGGTTTTTTAAAATGGGAAACAAGTGTTGTTACACTTATCCAATCAATAGTTTCACCATCTAGGCTACTATAACTATGATCATGTGCATTAAATATTATACTCATACTATGAATTTTCTATTATAGATTCAGCTAATGTTCTTGATGATTCATCTTCAGCTATTAGCATTTTCCTAATGTTAGTTACTTCTTCTTGTGTAAATTTACCCTCCATAGAAAGAATCTTTAGTCTTAAGAACTTATTGTCTGTTTCTAGTTTCTTAATTCTTTCTTCTATTTCTTTCATAGGATTTTCCCATGGATTATTAAAAGGACCATTACCCATTGCACTAAATAAACCATCACCAGAAGTTGTATTACCAGATGTAATATTAACAACTTTATTAGGATCACTAACATATATGCCTTGCATATTATTTGGGTCTGTAAACATAGTATTAATCTTTAAGGTTTTCTAATTCTTCTTCTTGTTCTTCTGTAGCTATAGCATCCCATTTACCTAATGGGCATGAAGATGATAATGACCGGGTCTTAAATGCTAATGAGCATCCACACTCTGCACAACAAGGCTGA